ATAGCCTGTTCTATACGGTTTGACATATAGGATTTCTATTGACTCATTACTGAAACCGAAAGCCGGTATGCGTTTATGTTTATCTTGTGGCTTAGCTTTTGACCAATCGGCGCAATAGTAATAAGCCTCTACGTCTCCTTCATCGTTGCATTTTTCTGCGCGTAAAGTCTCTACGGGAAAGTGTTCTACTTGTACTATTTGGGTTCTATCTTTTGAGTAGATAATCTGCATATAACATTGACCCATTAATTTTAAATCGCTTGATAGCTTTCTAACACAATCATCGTGAAATAACGATTTCATTTTAGCGTAGCCATCCGGATTTTTATTAGAGTCAGTAGCGTCTAAGCCTTGACCGAATATTAATTGTGATATTCCGTTGATCGCGGCGTTGTTTGTAGGACTTCCGTTATACCTATCTATAAGATATTGGAAATAATTATTGTCATCGCCATACGAGACATAATCTTTATTCTTTTCCTCTTTTACTTTAGGCGTTGTATAGCTACCTAATTGAACTATTTTAATACTCATATTATGATATAATCGTTATCGTAGGATGTGTCGGTTGTGTATTCCCCGCTATTAACCGTATAATGCGAATTTGTAGCTTGATTAATAGATTGATCAGTACAAAATACTTTATCCTTATAAATCGTAGCACCGGAACTAGTTAATTCAAGGTCATAATAATACCCCTCTTTTAAAGAGAAAGACTCAGAGATTATATTGTAGTCTCCTGTTTGTGTCAAGGTTATGTCGCTAAAAGTAGTAACCGTATTCGTTTGGTCATCCCTTAAAGTCATAGTCGCAGTTGTAACGTATTCTCTAGGTATTACCTTTATCGTTTGAGCGTCCGTTGAGGTGCTTAATATTTTCATACTAATATAACGCAATAAAAACGTTTTTTGCATAAAAAAAAGGGCAGTAATTAAACCGCCCTTTGAAATCAAATGAAAAAAGTAGTCTTAAGGTGCTACTTGAGTCGCACTAGCGTTACCCGTAACTACACTTGCAGTAACGAAATACGCCGGAATAGTTTCTTGCGCAGTTAAAGTAAGTGTAAAACCGCTAAGGTCTCCCATAGCCGCTCCTGTTACAATCGTTCCACCGCTCACTTCTGCTCCGTGAACCGCTCCTACTAATAAATAGTTGCCGTTGTAATCTTCTACAAAAACGTGAGGTCTAGCGTGGGCGATTAATTTTAACTCCTCTTGCGTAGCAACGTCAAGTTTAGTTAAAGTCAAATTCAAAGTTTGCTCATAGAAAACAGTACCGTTTTCAGTTGATGCGTTTATTGTTTGTTCGAGTGACGAATTACCTTTTAAGTCAAATTGGAAAAGGTCAGGCGTTCCGCTAATTGAGTCTACGTTACCGCTAGTTACTGTTAAAGTTCCTAGTGTGTCATAGTCTGCGAAATAAACCGCCTTCAAACCTCCAACCGAATCTCTACAAGGTAAACTTCTTCCCGTTGTGAGTGTACAAGCCATATTTTAAAGTATTAAAAAAGGGTAGGTAGGCTTTTCGGCTTACCCACCCTTAAAATTATCGATTAACGTTTATTAGTTCGCTGAGTTAGTGATGCCGTATGTTACGATGTCATTAACTATACCGTATTGTACACCGGCAGTAAATCTCATAATTACTCTAGCGTTTTTAGAACCGTCAAGGTCTGCCATATCTAACACTTTTACTTCGTTTTGGTCTGAAAGTAATCCTGTTCCAAAGAATAGGTTAGACTTTTCAGCCGCCATTGCAGTATTGTCAGAAAGACCGTTAGCAACGAATAATTTAACACCGTCAAATGTTAAAGCTCCGTTATTCCACCATTGAGTTCCTAAAGCGTTTGTACCATTCGCTCCTAATCCAGACGCACCAAATCCTCCTAATGCTCTAACATAAGCTCTCGCGATGTTTTGAGAAACATAGAGGAAAAGGTCTTCGCTTCCGTATAGTGAAGAAGGAATAGCGTCAACGATGCTACCAAGCTCTGTAATTACGTTAGAAGCAGTTACAGTAGTACCGGCAACTTCTTGAGCGGCTGGTAAGTCAGCATCAACCGCGATTTTAGTAGTTAAACCGTCAAACTCTCCGGTGTTAGATGTATTTCCCACCCAAATGTTTTGCTCAGTTTTTTCAGCTACTTTACCGATAACGTGCGCTAATAAGAAATCAGCGAAAGTAGGAGGTAAAGAGTCAAATGCAGAAAATCCTTGCTCAGCAGCTTCCCAATCAGAGTGGAAATCGCTCTTACAAAGCTCAAGGTTTACGTTGAACTCATCCGGTTGTAGAATTTTCTCTGTTAAAGTCAAAGAACCGGCATCAGTAAAGTCGCAAGTTGCATCAACGATGATACCGCTTGTAGATACTTTTTTGATTACTTCTTTGTATTTAACATTAGGCTTTACTGTGATACCGCCGTTGGCGATTGTAGAGCCTTCAAGTAGGGCAGCGGAAATGTACTCTTTCGCAAATTCCCCTGCATAAGTAGTAGTAATACTAGGTGTTGGCATTTTAAATCAATTTATTTATTAAATAATCTATTATATACTCTATCGTATGTAGAGGTTGGTTTGTTTTGCGAAATTCTTCTCATTTTTACTTCCGGTTTCGCTTCCGGATTGTGTTTAATAGGTTTAGCTCCGGCAGTCTCAGAAAGCTCTTGTTTTACTTGCTCTTCTACTTTTTGCTTTGCAAGTTCTTCGTTCTTCATTTTTCCGAGTTCATCCTTTACATATCCTAACTCCTCTTTCATTTCTTCGATCATAGGACTGACCGCCGCGACTACTGCCTCAACGATTTGGTTCATTTCGTCTTTATGCTCATCGTCGTGTTCTAATTCGACATCTTCAGGAGTCTCTTCCGATAGCTCTTCCGATTTTTCTTCTTCGGCTTCTGCTTCGGCTTCTTCACTTTCTTCGGCTTTAGGCTCATCGGCTTTTTGTGAACCGGTAGCAACTTCGTCCGCTGAAAGCTCTTCTTCTGTCATCTCTTCTTCTTCTTTTGCTTCACCTAGAGATGCGATTACACCTTCTTCTTCGACTACGATAGTCTTTCCATCTTCCATAGTGTATTCTCCAATAGGTAGTGGCACTTTTTCATCTTCTGTAATAATGAAAACGCTTTCGCCTTCTGCAAATGAATCCGCTTCGATAACTGTACCATTTTCTAACTTCATCTCTTCTAGCTGAACCTTTGCTTGAAGTAACGTAGTTATTCTAGATAGCATTTCGCTTGGCTTCATAAATAATTAATTAAATATTAAACATTTATATAATAACGGGACTATAAAAAAATTTGCATTTTTAGGCGTTACATTCTTCGCAAGTATCGAATACGTCGCCTACTGAAACTATATGAGTACCCTCTTGCTTTTGCTCTCTTACTACGGTATGGCATCCTGTATCTCCATTTTCGATAGTCATATTATATGTTTTACCTACTTCTAATGTACCGTGATAATGTAAATTGTGGTGATGTCCGGAGGCGCAATCTAAAATATAATATCCTTGCCAAGGTGTATCGAATAATTCACTAGCAGTTATTCTTCCTATTCCTTGAGCGTGTAGAGACCCGTCGCAACAATCTATTGAATACGTCTCGGTATCCCAACAAAGACAAGCTCTGCGACCTCCTTTTGGACTTGTGTACTTATTTTTCATTTAAAGGTTTTCATTTTATTGATAGCCCAATTTATTCCGGTAGTACCTCCCCAAGCGTCCCACATTATACCTCCGCATCCTTCATCGTAGGGTACTTTACTATTTTGTTTGTGTCTATTAAACGATGCCATTCTCGCGATTGTGTCTCGGCTAATGCGCTCTTTGTTAGCTAATTGACGGGCGCGAGTCCACCCCGTTTTCGTCCCGCACTTAATGTCGTTTTCTTCTTTGTACTTAATTGCTCTTTTTGCGTTGTTACTAGCGGCTTCCGGATAGTCGTTAAAAGTTTCTAATTGATATATAATCATATCCTTTTTAATAGATAGCAATTTTTTACCGGCTTCGATTTCTGAGCTTAAATCCTCGCCAATTTGTTCTTTAGGTCTTTCAGCCTTATCCGCAAAATATCCTTCAATAGAGAATCCTTTTACCATTCCGGTTTTGACAAATTCTTGCCATACTTGATCATTATTTACTTTTATAGACCCCGCCCAAGTTCCTAGAGGTAACTCCATACCGTATAGTGACGTTTTATCTTTTTGTTTATCCTCTACAATCCAAGACTCGACTAAGGAAAGACCGTTTATTTTTTCGAAGTGTTCGTATGTCGCGTTGCTTTGATTCCCCTTCATTAAATATAATTCAGAGGCTTTACGCACCGTATCTTTTGTAAAATAGATATAATACTCATCTTCACCGTCTTTTCGATATATAGGCTTATTAGGCACTAATATAGCACCCATTAACAACCTCTTCTCATCGTCTACTTTTGCGAATTTATATTCCTTTTGTTTATTCAGAGCAACAAAATTCTCCTCTATCGCAGGACTTTCTACAATTGAGATAGCGTCTATTCCACTATGCTCATCGTTTTCGTCTATGATTAATTCAACTATTCTCATATTATATTAACGGTTTTTTGTAAAGTTTTGCATTATCCTAAAGCGGATTTCGTTTCAATTTGTCTATCAAGCGCTTGAGCGTTTGTTACTTCGGTACTTACTACATACGCTTTTGCCGGTTTCGATTGTTGCCCTCCTATCGCGTCTGCTAGTTGATTAGTGGGGTTTGCGCCTACTACGTTAAATGCCGGCGGTGCTGAACCTCTTGGAGTCGCTATTGTGGATGGGCTTTCTGTATTAACGGCGGTTATATCCTTAACTGTTTTGAATCCGGTTGCTAATACTCCGGCGATACTCACACCTCGTTGTATAGAGGCGAATGGCTCGGGTAGTGTAGACTTACTAGCCAATACTTGCGTTACTCCTAAATAGGTATTCATAATCGCTTGAGCTATCGCCGCTGCTTTTCCCGCTTTAGAGTTTTCTCCTAATATGTCAGCTAGTGCGCCGAAGGTATCGGCAACGACCGCCATTTTTTGTTGGCTTAAAAGTTTCTCAGCTTCCAAAGATTGTCTATTGAGCTCATCTTCTCTTAATCTATAATCTTCATCGAGTCTTAATTTTTCGGCTATCGCATCTGCACGAGCTTGTGTACCGATTCCGGTAGCTTCTATTTGTGCATTTACTCTGTCAAGCTCTATTTGTTTTTCGAGTGCTAACGCCTCTTGTAGTTTTTGTATTCTATTGACTTCTATAAGTTCTAGCTCAGCGCTTGAGTTAGCTTGAGATATTGCTATCTCGTTCTCGACTTCTTTTTGTGTTTTTAATAGATCAAGCTCCTCTTTCCTAAGAGCGTTGATGTTTGTTTTTTGCTCAGATTGTAAGCCGGTAACTTTTGCCTCGATTGCTATTAATTCCGTATTTAAACTATATAGCTCATTCGTTAATTCAACGCTTTCACCTTCGGCTTCTATACGAGCATTAATGGCGTCGATTCTTGATTGCACCGTTGCTTTTTCTGCATCGGCTTGCTCTTGTAATACTTTACCTAGCTCTTCATTTGCTTTTATTCTATCGGCAATCGATTTACTTTCATCGTCTCTAATTTGTCTTTGCACCTCTGCTTCTCTATCGAATTGCTCAACGAGTCTTTGTTGTTGTAACGCTAAAAGCTCATAATTCTTTTCGTTTTCTACAATCGTTTTTGCTTGTTCAACGGCTCTTTTTACGTTTATTTGTTCTACGGCATCGGCAGTAGCCTTTGCAACTCCTTGCGCTAAACTACCAACTTCTCCAACCGCTTCAACAAAACTATCTTTTATATCACTACCGGCTTGACTTATTCTTTCTCCGGTTACTTCTAAAGATGCGTTTGTGTCATCTATCGATTTTTGCAACTCTTCTATTTTTGCGATATTGCTCCCGTCTGTAAATTTAGTCCACGCTAATTGCGCCTTTTGAAAGCCTAAAACTATTCCTTGGATACTACCTACCAAAAGATTAATTCCAAGCGATAGAGAGCCTCCTATCAACTTTCTGAGGGCGTCAAAACCTCCGGTAAGCTCCGAGACCTTTTTAAACATATCTACAAATACACCGGATACTTGAGTAAATACTATTTGAATGCTTTTAAATACCGTATTAACCGCGTCTGCGACTTCTTGATTACTCATCATTACTTCGCTCAACTTATCTACGGCTTTCATAACTAATGCAAATCCGGCGGCTTTCATAGCAAGTCCGATACCTTTAAAACCGTTAGCGGTACGGGTAAGAGTTTTTGCTAATACACCTTGCTCTTTAGCTTGTTCTTTAGCCGCTTTCTTTATCGCCTCCATTTCTTTCTTCATCGCCTCTTGTGCGGAAAGAGCATCGTTGAGTCTGTGGTTAAGCTCCCATATTTGGTCGTTAGCGTCTTTTACATCCGCTTTTAATTTTAATACTATCGATTGCATTACTTCATTTTTATTTGTTTCACAATATCCGAGAAAGACATAGGCATTTTATATTTACCTAGAGCTATGTCGATATTCTCTCCACGTATATTTTCTTCTTTGGCTACTTCTAAAAGGGTTATAATATTTTCTAACATAATTATGGGCATTCGTAAACTTCTATCACTTCTGCGGTGTTAGTATTCACTTGGATTATATATTTTGCAATACCTCTATACGAATCGTTTGGATCAGCTTGTGTTAATATTAACGTTATGTATATACCGGTTCCGGCTAACCAAGACGCTGGGAATGAGTTAGCTCCACCGTTAAAATTAAAAGGTTGACCAAAAACATCTATTCGTATCTTATCCCCGACTACCGGATTAGCTCCCGTACCATTATGCACCGTATCATAAACCGTTGGCGATAGAGTATTATAAGAATTACCACATACTAAATTACCGACTTGCTCAGCTTTTCCTACGAAGAAGTATGGACTAGGGTTTGAGTACAAAAATGTTCCGGCATCGTAAGTACCGCTAAAAGTAGTATCGCATAAATAAACGGCTTGGATTTCAGCAGTTGCGTATTCGATAACTAAATAACCCACAACCGGTCTATACAAATTCCCGTTTTCAAGTCTGTTTTGAACATTATCTAATAAAGCAATCGCAAAATAATTAGTCCCACTAAATGTACTAGGGAAAGAGTTTGCGCCTCCTGTATAGTTCGGTATTCCGTTTGTTGTTTTAAATGTATAGTAATCTCCAACTGACGGATATATAGTGCTTCCACTATGTCTACCACTTCTTGATGTAGTCTCTTGACCGCAAAGCGCATTATAATACAGAGTGTATACGTTAGCTTCTATTTCTGTTTGAGTGGGTATCGTTGAGTAACCGGCACTACCATATCCCGCATATTGATAAAACGAAGGCACTGTACCCGTTGACGTATTAGTCCCCGCATTTGCTATTGTACTTTGAGAAAATACACTACTTACTACGTTAGCCTCATTAAATAAATCACTATTATTTGTTTTAGCGTAAAACCTTCCATATCGAGTCGCGGTGTGAGTTAGTCCTGTAATCTTAGTTGTTTTTTCTCCTATCGGTAATATAGGCTCACCGGTTTGTCTAATAGTCGATATTGTAGTTACACTTGAGTTTGCTTTTAATGTGTCAATATCGCTTGAAGATAAATCGCTTTCATTATTAGCAATAAAAAAACCAAATTCGTCAATATTATTTACGTTGCAAATCGTTCCGGATGTCGTTATGCTATATTTGAAAGTTATACTCGTAGAGTCTCCCGTATGTAATCCAGTCGTTATTGTTGGCGCGGTTACTACGCAAGGTTGGAAGTTAGTCGCCGGTGCTTCGTTTGATTGTATATTCTCGGGATTTTCTACACTTTCGGGCGGTAAGTCTAAACCATCTGCGCTAGTGTCTGAAATATCAGCAGTTAAATATGTTATATCAGCGGTGTAAAGTATATCCTCAGAAATATCAAAAGTAAAATTATTTAACACCGTTGGAATAGCATCCTCTCCAATTATATTTACAAGTTCTAGTTCGCTTTTATTAGTTTCGAAATTAGTCGTGATCTTATTAATTCTATAAATATTATCGAACACTATTATTTTGTCAGCGAGACTCAAATTCTCTATAATATTCAAAGGCAAGTATGCGCTAAATTTTGTAATGCGTTTATTTTTGCTGAATAAATCGACTACATAATCCTCATAAAAAGTTTTAAATAAAGTTTTTTCGTTTGGCTCACCGGTGTATTCGTCTATCTCAGCGTGGAAATTTAAAGATTGCGGATTTGACTCGAAACCGAAAATATTTAACGAGGTAATACTATTAGAAGGCATATACATAGCCGATAAACGCGCATAGGAGCCGTCTAATTTAACCGCTTGAACTAATGATACAGTTTGTATAGGGTAAAAAATAAGAGGCTTAGAGACGCTAGAATCTTGTTTTGAGTCTGTATGCCACCCCCATTGTATTGTAGGCTCATTTGTTGCGCTAATATCTACGAGCTTCTCCATTTTCATATGCTCGAAAGGGACTTTTATCTCGTATGTGTCGCCTTCAACTTTATCGGTTTCATCGTATTCTAGCTTCCCCCAATCTTTGTTTCCTAATTGATAGTGATTTTTAGCTAAAAAAGTATCGGTAGCTTCATAACCAATATTGACTCGTTTAAAAGGCACTAGCGAGTTTGTAGTAGAGGCATTAGCGTCTATGTATTTTGTAACGTCCCAAGTAGAGGTTGAACTAGCGTAGTAATCGTTAAGGGGTTGCACTTTAATTGTACCATCGTCTAATAAATACGCCGTTAAGTTAAACATCTTAAATAAACCTACTATAAAATCTAGCACTTTCATTTCCGGCATATTGCTCGGTACGGATATTGACTCGCCAACTCCGATAGTTGCAGAGCCGGTAAATGAGATTTCTTTTTCTCTTCTTAACGTTATTGAGGCACTAGGTTTTTGTTTTACTATTATCTCGGATGTAAACGTTCCCGAGTCTGAGGTTTTTATAAAAAATGTATAGTCTCCGTTTGGTATGTCGATTTCTACAACCTCCTCATTTAACGCGACTCCGTTTCGAGTTGTACCGTTTAGCCCTGTAAATTCTTTAAAGTCTTCGCCGTTCTTTTTTATTAATATGCTATAATCTTGAGTAGAGGTTGTCGTAATTTGGACTATAAGCGTTCTATTAAATTTATCACTATCGTAAACATTCGAAAAATAAGCATTTCTTACACCGGTAATATCTTGCGTATCTCCACTTATACTAGAAAATCCGCTCAAAGTATATTCAGCGTCTTGATCTGAGAATAACGCGCCCTCTTTTTTGTGCATCCACATATAGAGGTTATTAAAGACTGTATTCGAAGAGTCTAAGAAATCATCGCTAAATGATATATTATAATGAAGCTCAATAGCTCTAATTATCGCATAGAGCCTTATAGCGGGTTTTAATTGATTAAAATATACTCCTCTAGCCGTAGTCGTTAGCATAGTGCTATAAACGTTAAAACTACCGGCGGTATCATCCCCCGAGTCATATATGAGTCTATCCGTATGAGTTATTAAGGGGAATATAATCGCATCGCTTATTTCTTTTGAGCCTATAAGACCATCGTAACCGTCAGTTGCGTAGGTCTCGATATTAGAGTCTGTATAATCAAAATCTAATTGCGACAACTCTGTCAAGCCGGATAACTTGTCTTCTCCGAAAGTATCTTTTAAGGATATTGTGTCACCGTAGAAAGTTAATTTATAGGTGTGAGGCTCGTTATTTTTTAGATCAGTACCCTCTAATTTGATACGACCCTTTTTAAACGGCTTATAATTTAGATGTAATTCAGCTACTTTTTTCTTTCTAGCGTCAAAACCGTCAATGTGATAGTTATAAAAATGCTTAAATACTTTGTTATTATTCTTCGATGCCGGTACGCTAAACGTTCTCGAGAAATCGGTTAGCACTTTTTCTATATCTCGTACATCTTGTATAGATTGTGTCAAGTTAATCGACTCATCGCTATATAGCTCGACCTCTTGTAATACGCCCGAATCGTTCTCTATGTAGAGTTGTATTTGTAGCATTTATCTTATATTGTTTATTTTATTAAAGCCAAACTCAAAATCAACGGTGTAATCTGTCAATCTATTATTTAGTGAGGTTTTAAATTGCAACGATTTACTCAAAGGTATAATTGGGAGTATGTTTCCTTCGTAATTTATCCAAGCGTTCTCTGTAAGGAATAGCTCCTCAATAGTTTGATTCATATCCTCGTGTATAAATCCTGTATTTAACGTTAGCTTAGTTTTAGCGTTTACGTTGTACCTTTGGTTTTGAGTATCCTTTAAGGAATATGACACATTATCGGTATCGACTATATTTCTTTTATATAGCTCATCGGTCACCGTAAATGACTCGGTTGTCTTTTTAAAGAAGTATAGGTCTTGTAAAGCTCCATATTTGTTAGCAAAGGTAACTTTATACGCTGTGTATTTTGGTTCGCATATATTGGTAACCGTAATCGTTTTTAATAGTGTGCTATCATCCGTATCATATATCTGAATAGTATCGCTATCAGCGGGTATAGTAACATATTGTATTTTTTGGTTAGAATGACCGTTGTCTGTTATTTGTGTATCGCTTGAGTCAATAGTAACTTTTCCTACACCTTCCGAAAAAATAGGCAACTTACCGGCTACGCCTTCGGGCAAATAAATATGATTAGAGCTTATTAACGCATTTCTAGAAAGCTCCGGATTTATTTCATCTTCAAAATACCCATACCCATCGGTTGCTATATAATTAAAGGTCTCCGGATTTCCATATGTAAAATCATTCCCGTTAGTGTCTTTATAATAAGCAATTGCCGTTACCCAAACGGCGTGTGAGTTTGTAGATGAGGCATAGTTGTCAAAATCGATTGTGATATAATCTCTGACAAGCTCAGCTATCTCTAAAACGATATTACTTTTACCGCTTATTTTTGATTTGTTAATTGTGTATGCTAGGTTTCCTTCGGTATAACTTCCAACCGTACCTTGATAAACGTATAATTTTAATTGTACACTTCCTAAAGCCATTTTTCTAATTTATTATAATTGCGCTCCTGAACCTGAACCGGCTACACCGCTAGAGCAATTCCATTCTGTTACGGTTTGTATAATTCCGTTTGAGTCTATTTGCCATATTAAAAACGCACCGTAATTTAATCCTACCGTTAAAGGACTAGTGCCGACCGCATAATATCTATCTGCACCGTCAAAAGGTGTACCGCCTTTACATACTCTAGCACCTAACCCATACGTGCCTCCTGTACTCGATACTAACGTTCTTAGATCATACGAGCCACCGCAAAAATTACTCGGAGCTGATAAACCTACACTTAAATGAAAATCGGTTGAACCGCAACTTGGCGTAGTAGCAGGTTGTGTAATCGTTTTTGTACAATCTATGTCTGCTCCTCCACTATTTGAGTATCCGGTTGCCGGTGGCGTTACTTTAAACGTTACACTTCGAGCCGTCTCAGTAGATACCTCCGCAAAAGTATCCGGCGAGAAAGTTCCAAGCGTTCCTATTGTTGCGCTACCTTTTACGATAGACCCTTTAGAGGTTATTTGTTGCCCGTAGAGGTTTGCAACTTCGCAAGTAAATTCGGGTAAGCTAGACGGTTGTACAAAATCTTTTGAGCATTCTATTGTAGACCCCGCATTAGTATATCCGCTTGGCGCAGTTACATCAAAATATAGGGTTACCGTTCTATTGCTTCCGGTATTATTTGCGGAATATGAAGTTATTGCAGACCCTCCACTAGTGTCTTTTATAGTTCCTACTACACCGACTCCCGTTGGTTTTGTAATCGTACCGTCTTGAGCTATACTACCACCGTTGAGAGCTTCTATTCCGTTATTAGTACAAGCGAAATTTGTCCCCGTAGGAGCATTTATTGTAACGCTTATTGATTGAGTAGCCGTACAAGAGTTGCTTTCGTTATCATACGCTGACACATATACGGTTGTAGACCCCCCGAAAGAGTTCGAAGAGATAGTTAATGTATTAGAGCTAATAGAAACGTTGACTAGATTAGGTTGAGCTACCGATGTGTTATATCCGGCTATTGCTACATTACCTTGTGTAAAGTACGAGCTTAGGTTTATTGTGTCACTATCGCCTCCAGAGTCTAGAGTTACTGCGGGTATTGACCCGTTGTTAGTTGGTCCTGCGGTACAAGATACCCCCGAAGAGTAAGCCGGTTGTGTTATGTCATACTCGCAATCGATATATACCTCATCGACGTTTGCATATCCATCCGGTATGATAATTCTTACCGTCAACGTTCGAGTCGTAGCCGTAGAAACCGTTGCAAATTTACCATTACTAAAATCACCGGCAGTAGAGGTTATAGAATCGACAACTCCATACGCTAAGCTAGGGGTTGATATTTGACCTTGTTGGTCGATAGTAAGGTTTGTCAATCCGGCGGTATCGCATATAAATGTAGGAGCTACAAATGTAGGCTCTTGTAGATTGAGATAAAACGGACTTCTAACGTTAATCTTTGTACTCATTTTTTATTATTTTGTTTTGCAATAAAATCGATAAAGCTCTCAGCATCTAAACCGAATGCCTCTTGTATTTCGTTTGGTAGGTTCTTATAATATTTTTTAAATGGCTCGGTAAAAAACAGACTCGGCTTTAATCCTTTATAATAGATGCTTCTAGCGATAGCGAATTGTAAAGATTTACGAGTTGTAAATTTACCACCGTCTCTAGGAGCGATTCCACGCTTGACTATCCATTTATCGAGCTTACTCGGAGGAGGCATTTTGTCTTTGTATGCGTAGGGTGTATTATACTTCTTTTTGATACCACTAACACCTCTATCAACGAACGCCCCGTAATCAGCCATCTCTATATTAAATTCTAAGCTATTTTCAGACGTTTTAACGGGGTTTCCCTTTATTGACTTATATAAGTATCCACTAGACGATTTTTTTTGTCTTATAAGGCTTTTTTTCGACTCTTCAATTACTGCGTCTCTAAAAGTGAGTAAGGCATTATGTAACTCTTCGTATTTTAGCATATGTAAATATCGTTATGAATTATAACGTCAAAAGTAGTCGCCCAACCCGCAATCTTATTTTCGAATCTGTCAACGAATGGTTCGCATATTGGATTACCCTCAAGTTGATATTTATCGCTATGTAAAGTTCCGGAGCGTAGCTTTTCGACAAGTTTATTGATTACCGCTAGTTGAGTATTAAGAATATCTTGCTCGTTATCGTTATCTACATATATGTCAGAGGTAGCATCCTTCGATTGGTTTACTACGTCCATAGTCATAACCGTTATATTGAAACTTAGGATACGCTCGAGATGATTTACGGAGTTTATCATTACGTGAGCCAACGGGAATATCGTTTGCTTAGATAAATCCACTTGCGTTATATCGCCATATGTAACGGTGTTAATCGTATCGTCTGCGATTAATTCGTCTCTAAGTTTGTCAGTTATGAGGTAAAAACCTCTTGCTCCCGTTTCGCTCATTTAAAATTTCTTTTTATTTGTTTCGCTTCTAGATCATTCTTCTCTTGTTCAAAGCATAGTGCTAGTAAGCAAGTATTCAAATTCGTTTTTGTTATATCGTCATATTTTGTAATGTCTCCTTTAGCAAGCGAATAGACCGATTGATACCAACCCCACTTACGTCCAAAGTTTTCGATTGCTCCGAGTCCATTGCTTTCTCCTCCAAATATTTCGTCATAGCGTTCGACAAGTCTATCCCTAAATGATAAAAAAAAATCAGCGAACTAAATACGACATCTAAAGGCGTTTTTCTCATTACCTCGTGATATAGGTCTCCCTTATATTCGTCTATAAGGTATTTATCTCCACTATGTTTTTTAACCGGTCTATATAACACCGCCATAACTTTGTGCATATTCTTCCAATCCCCTAAGTTTGTGTCAACGTCTATATACTCGCCGAAGGTCATATCGTCAAGTTGAGGTATAAAACCAAACGTTGTATCACCGGCTTTAAATGTTCGGATTAAATCCGGTTTCTCTGAAAGTAATTTTTCCATAGAGTACACAAGTTTTTTAACATCTTGTACTCGTATTTTCATACCGTCCTCATAATTGATACCGCAAAATATTTCAAGCGTTTTAAGCATATAAAATATCTCGGGGTTCTTCTTTTCGTCCTTCATCGCTTCGTATTGTTGGAGCATCTCTGAATACTTAGCATATTGCTCTAGTGTAAGCTCTGAAAGTTTACTCGGGACTTTTACTTTTATTTCCATATGTATATAACGTTGATATTAATTTTTTGAGAATAAAAAAAGAGGGTGACCCGCAGCAACGATAGAAAACCCTCTTTAGTGTTAAAATGTGTGTAAAGTTTACACTATTGCAAATTTTTAATTTAACATTAGTTTTAATTTTACCGTACTAAGATAAAAAAAATATTTCATTATCAAAAAAAAGAGGGACGCTTTCGCATCCCCCTCGCATTTAAACAAACAAAATCAAATGAAACTAAGAGTAATTTAATTGGTTACGCCACTCTACACTATCCTCTAGCACTTTAAGTCTATCACCTTTTACTCGACCGCACAACGGCACGCATTCGGTAACAACTAACGTTCCCTTTTTATATCTTTTACCTCTAAGGATTATATCCTCTTCAAGCTCTCTTTGAACTCGACCCTCATAACCGGTTTTAAATCTATCCGGTTCACTTACTAATTCACTCCCGATATACTTTCCGTTTAAACGGTAGTCAATATGCCATCCTAAATTTTCAAATATTCCGTGATCCATTATAATTCTATTTTATCGATTTTATTTTTTAGCTCGTTTAGATTTTCTAGCACCTCTGATAAATCTCTAGAAATATCAGCTCTATCATAATACGTTTCATCTCGATTCTCTACTTTAGGAATCAAAATATTTTCAATAAACATAGTTAGATTAGAAACCTCGCCAATACAATTACCTAATTGTGTAGCTCTTACAATACGGTCTCCGATTTTGTCATTTTCTTTAATATAGTTCATACTTGTCGTTTTAATTATATCCGTTTTGATTTGTCTCTAGAGTAGGTGCCGGAATTTTACACCTTTTATTAGAACTCAGCGGGTCAGGGAAACGCTCCTATTTTCACTTCTAGCTTAATTAGGTCACGATATTAAACCCGCGTTTTGTTCTAATTATACCGCAAGTTAATAATATTTTTTTAATTAACAAATTTTTTTAATAAAATTTTTACCTCACCGCGTATTTTCCATAGTTCGGGCGTGATAATTTATTGTATGTAGCGTATCTACAAGCGTCAAGGCTATGATTATAAGCATCGACCGGAGTGTTTAATACGACACCGTTTTTATCCTCTCGCCATTTATAGTTTCTAAATTCTTTTATTGTATTCGTTGAGGACTTAGTTACGAATAGCGAATACCTTTTTAGCATATCTATTCCGATGTTAATCGAGTCGCGACCTTTTGTTGCCGGTTTTATATTCCACCCAAAGCGATAAATCTCATCTATTGACTTCGGTTCAGCTGAGTCTGCATATATTTCGGCTCTTCTATTTATTCCTAGTATCTCCATTTCTTTCGCAATATCTCTGTTTGTCATTCCGGTTCTATAAATTAACTCGTTAAAATATAAACTCGTGTCGCGCTTGTAAACGGCGATCAAGGTAGTGGGGTCGTTAGTGTATCCAAAATCCATACCATAACTCAGAAACTCTGCATCTAAAGGAACATCGTCTATTAACGTAGAACGGAAAATAAGGCTTTTTCCAACGCCAACTTGACCTAGACCGTATATATTCCAATATTGCTCATCGGTATCTCTTAGACGCTCTATTTCTTTTTTAATGTTTTCATCTAGAAACGGATTATGCTTATAGGTTGTGATAAAGAAATCAGCATCGTCTCTAGTCTTTACCTTTTCATATATCCAATGAAACTCATCGGAGGGGTTGTAGTCTATTATAATGCGCTCCTTAGTTCTGAATACTAATTGTTGCCAATCCTCCCAATGTAGCTCGTTAGCTTCGTTTATAAATAATAAATCACGCTTTCGTCCACGTACCTTAGTCGGCTGATCTAAAGATATAAACTCAATGAGGTTTCCGTTTAGGTGATATTCAGCGCTTGACTTATTATGCTTTGTCTCATCGTATAACTCATAGTTGCGAAGTATCTCTATAAAATCTCGCATTGCTGAGGTTCTCAAAGCCGGATAGGTTTTTCTAGCAACCGAAATAGTTTTCTTTGTGTTCTTTAAGGCATACCCGAATATTATCCATAGCAATATGTTATAGGTTTTGCCCGAGCGCGTTCCACCTTGCTCTATTATAATACGCTTTTTAGATTGCTCTAAATGTCTAAAGATTATATTACTCTTCAGCTCCTTCATCTATGATTTCGACTCGGAAGTGATTATTAGTTCCCATATCCACCTCTTGTCTTTCTACATATCCGCGATGCTTAGCTTTGGATTTTAAATAGAACATTATTGACGCTTCTTTTTTGTCTTGTATATTCTCGAATAGCTTAGACTCAACAAAGTCGATTGTAGCCTCTATAATCTCTTTAGCGGCTCTGTCATATGCTTCGTCCTCTTGACACCATCGGTAATGCGTTTGCCTAGAGATGCCTACTTTACGACAAGCTACTGAAACGATACCTAGAGAATTTTCTAATGCCTCTATCATCGCATCTTTCTTCTCGAGTCCCTTTTTTATATTGTCACTATTGTCACTCATTATATATCTTTTTTATCAAGTTCGTATTCCTCAAAACAATGTGGGCAAGTTAGCGTTACCTTCTCTTGTCTTACCTCATCTTTGAATCGGTTTTCCATTTGGTGTTCCTTTTTCTGAAACTCCTCTTGAGAAGTATTTGTCATATTGAATCCAACGCTATCATCTAGCCACGCTTCTAGATTTATATTTTGAAAATAATCTTGCATATCGATATTGTTACCGATTTCTCTCAACTCGATCATTAGGTCATCGTTATCCCATATTGTAAGCTCGTGTGTTTTATTGTCTGCGATTCTATACTCCTTCGCTTTTTGCTCACTTAAATCAGCGACTACGCACTCGACTTCT